ATTTTCTCATTTAATATTAAGTTTTCACCATCAATTTATTAAACATTAAAGACACTTAAAGATTTGACACTTAATATATTTTATAAAATGGAAGAAATAAAAAAGAATAAATATGAAAATGGAAAAATCTATATGATTGAATCACTTAGTTCTAATTTAGTTTATTATGGTTCAACATGTAGCGAATTATGCAAAAGATTATCAAAACATGTTTATGCTTTCAATCATTCAAAAGGAGAATCAACAGCCAGTAAAGTTTTATGCAATGCTGATCATAAAATTATTTTAGTTGAATATTTCCCATGTAATACAAGGGAAGAACTTACTGCAAGAGAATCACATTATATAAGAAATAACGAATGTGTAAATAAGAACATACCAGGAAGAACTATAAAAGAATGGTATAATGATAATAGAGAAGAAGTATTAAGAAAACAAAAAATTATAAGTTCAAATCGTTATGAAAATAATAAAGAAAGTATAAAAGAATGGCATAAAAATTATTATGAAGAAAATAAAGAAAAATATTATGAAAAAATAATATGCGGCTGTGGTGGTAAATATAATTATACATCAAAAATAAAGCATTCAAAAACAAGAAAGCATATAAACTACCATAAAAATTTAATAGAGAACCAAGCAGGACTATAAAAACCTTTTCGTACAAATCCTTTCATCCTTTTTATAAATCGCCGACGTCTTTCATCATCATAATGATTATAATTTTTATATAATCCTAATGGTGTTAAATCCTCATATTGTTCCATACCAAGGGCACCGAATGGTACACGTTTTTCTTTTCCAGTATGTTTATTTTCAAGTACAGCATCATATTTTTTACCTTGTCGTCCACTTTTTTTGAATCCGGTAAGTTTGAAATCTTTAAAACTATAATACATTTTTATAAAAAAATTATTTATATAATATATAGTATATAATATAAATGAATTTGCAACTTTTAACGAATGGGACACCAGACGAAAAGAAATGGCTTGATATTGTTTGTTATGATATTAAATGTAATAGTATTACTCCTAATGTCCCTTTTGTCACAACATCAAATAAAATTGAATCCAATGATCTATCTTCAAGTATTACATGTAATGATATTGGAATTGGTGGCGGTGGGATGTCAGCAGTAGGCAATATAGATATGAATTTAAATTTATTACGGAATGTTGGATCAATTGACACTTCAGATCCAACACTAAACATAACAACACCGACAACACAGATTGTAAATGGTTCAAGTGAATTAGATATAAATATAAACAGTTTGCCACGACTAACACAGAATGCAATAAAAAGCAAAGTAGAATGTGGGACATCACGACTACAATTAGCGGCTATATCGGATTTATTAACAGACGATACATCAACATATTTTGCATCACAAAATGTTGGACTTACAAAAAATATGGCGATCGCTATTTCTCCCGATACATTGGTGATAAATCAAGATTATGGGGTTGTAAATAGATTAGTAGTTGATGATACATCGTCCGCATTATATAGTAAAAATGCTTTATCTGGTCCCGCTGGTTCATTGTTAGAACTAAATAATGATAGTACATTTACTCTTGGTTGTTATTTTGCTAACAATGGGATAATAGAATGTCGCCCAAATTCATTGGCAATGTATGGCAATGCTGCACAATCCGCAATAACTATGACAGGGTCGGATATAATAACATCTTTGGGACTTGCTGGAAGAATTGATCGTGAAATATTGGATTCAACAAGTCAAACATTCAAAGATGGCGGAGGAGTAGAAAGATTACGAGTTGATAATTCAGGCGTAACAATTGGCAATTCTTATACATTGCCAACATCGGATGGTTTAGCCAATCAATATATATACACGAATGGTGCAGGGGTTTGTTCTTGGGCATCACCGACCGCCATAAATCCTTTTAATCAAAATTTAAATACATCCGATTCAGTCCAATTTGTTAATGTTAATGTTAATGGAAATTATACATTGCCATCTACAGCAGGAACAATTAACCAGGTATTAACACGGGATAGCGGTACAACATCGATATGGTCTACACCTCAAATATACGGTTTATATTCAGCAACAGGATCACCCGTGACGGTAGCAAATACAACGGTTGCATCAACTATTATCCCAACAGGAACAGGAACTTTAACAGTCCCAGCGAATACCTTTACGCCTGGTATGTCATTTTTATTAAAATGTGGAGGAACCTTCAGAGATAGTTCAGGAGGTCAACAATTTACAATGAGATTAACAAATTCAGGAACACTTTTCAGTACTGGATTATTAACATTGAATAGTGTACCATTAGCAACGACAGGCTGGAATGTTGAAACACAGTTCACATATACAGGTGGTAATCAACTGATAACCAATTTTACATTTAGTTATAATAACGGTTCGGATGCAAGAGGCTTCACCAATCAACAAGTAAATAATACATTTAATCCTCTTGTATCTAATACATTAGATTTTACTATGCAATGGAATACCGCAAATGTAAATAACACTTTAACATGCAATTATTTTACATTAACAAAACTGTTTTAAAAATATAATATATATAGTATAATATATACAAATGGAATTCTTACTTCGATACAACAACAATGACAAAAATGAACTGATCACAGCAGCAGAAGAAAAAGAGAGTATAAATGTATTATTAAAATATTTAGACAGAGCAGGGATTGCATTAGTTGATTTTGTGCCACCGGAGAAACCAGGACTATTTTGTGTATTTGAACAAGTTGCATATCGGGTTTATCAATCAGTGTATGATAAAGAAGATAACACATTTAATTGTTATTTAATTTATTCTTTGCAGTGGCTGCCATGGACAGAGAAACAAGCGAAATCATTAGAAGAATTCCGTGATAGACCTCAGGAATTAGCATTTGAAGCATTGCCAGAAGATCCACCCGAATTAATTAGGGAGTAAATACATTATATGATATTTAAAAAATATCATCTAAAATATTTAATTATAATACAGTACCAGACAATGAAGCATTACCGTATTGTGTATTAGCTAAATTGCCAGACGACAACAACGAAAATCCCACTATATCACCAGCATTCAATTGCAGAACGCCATTACATGACAATGTAAACGGACCAGTTGCAGAACCAGCAGCCTTTGTCAATTGATCGAATAAATATGTGCCAACACCATTAACAGTTACAGTCATTGTGCAACCTATAGTTAAACTCGTATTAGCATAATAAATTATCAGGGAATAATTAACCAATAAAAAGCAATTTACAGGGGCAACATATCTATTATTTGCTATGTTTATATTTGCGTTTGGAATACCGATTATATCGGCAGGAGCTGTCAAAGGTGTTACTAATGGTACTATATTTATACCATACATATTATATACTTCAACGGCTGCAGGTGGAGGTGTGGGAGTAATTAATTGATTACATGTGAGAACATTACAAACAGGATTTAGCCACAATTTTTCATTTGGTTGACCCGAGTTCAAAAGTTGTAAATTCATTTATATATATAATTGCTATATATTTTTTATTTTACATAAGTTCATATAAATCTTGTTTGCTCATCATTTCACCGCCACGGGTTTTACGACGACGGCGACCACCAACTAAACCATGACCTGTTAATTTTAATGCATCTGATGCTACTTGCAAGCCTGGTACAAATTCTGGTGCAAACACTGGGGCTACATGCTGGGCAACATTCAAACCTGTCCTGAGAACTGGAGCAAGTCGACCAAATAATTTTTTAAGTTTATCTAAGAAATTACCCCCATAAAAGTTGGTTGGGTGATGATATGGGGCGATTGGACCATTTTTAGATGCAAGAACATCAGAACGTCCAATTGGACCAATTGTGCGATAACAACGATTTTGACTGATTGTAAGCACTCCTTCTTGCACTACGACACAATTTAGAGACAATGCGGGGATAACGACATTTGTTTGATTTCTAACTGTAATTTTCATATTTAGACTGAAATTCCCAGCAGTTCCCGGACTCAAAGTCGCGCCAAGGCTTAAATCGGTCCCGAACATAACAGCAATAACCGACCCTTGATCGTATGAAAATTGACGCCATGATTGAATTGAACCATTTTTGACTGACATATTATAAAGATCAATTGGGGTCATTGTTGCTAATAGAGACGAACGATTATCAAAGGTAATATTAACATTTTCAATTACTAAAAATGTATCTGTTTTGGTAAAATCAAAATATTGATCTAATTCCTGAACTGAAATATAAATTACATTTGGGACTGATCCAAGTTGAATATTGTTCATCTGAATTACTGTGCTGGCATTTGGTGCGAGTGGTGATTGCAGGCTGGTTGGAAAATTTTGCGGTTCATGATAACTATAACTGTAGCCCGCTGCGGAGTTTAGAATTTGTGTTGGGTCTGGGGTTTTGTAGTTAGACAACAGCGAAGCCCCTAAAACAGCAACACTACCGCCAGTAATACTTGACGGACTGTTTGGATTATGGGACCAGAGAGCCCCAAGGAGTCCACCAGTTGGACCATTACCACGCCCACCAAGACTAAAGATTAAATTGAATGTTTCAATTCCAATAAAGTCAACACTATTGGCGGCATCTTTACCATCAGCGAGCCAAGGAGAAATAAGGATTGGTTCACGAACAGTTAAACGAACAATGGCAACATCGGCGGCGGTTCCGGTAGCATCATTACGGGTAACAAGTGCATCAATATAGCCGCCGCGTGCAAGATCTGTTCCATCTGGATTGTCGTAGGGACCATTCATGGGATTCTGAACAGTTCCAAATGTATTTGCATAAGACCATGAGGGATCCAATTGACTTAATGAGGTTGACTCATAACCTGTACGATTCTGGTTAAAATTAAAATAATGGTTAAAGTTTCGATAATATTGATTTACATTTTGTGAGATAGTTGCATCACCGAGTTTTAATTGCAGTGAATTTGTGCTGTTCATGAGTGGATAGCTTCTTGGGGCATCGTAAGGCGAGACCCCAACAGGGACACCAGGAGCATGACGCAAATATGGAGCTTGCAGAAGAGGAATACCAACACCACCAGACGTACCAGTGAAGGTAATTTCAAAAATCACTTCTACTGGAGAATATCTATTTATATATGTCATACCATTAGGAGGGTTTGCCTGGATATTTATTGTCGAGGAGTTGAAACTTTGACTTAATTGGGTCTGCCAGGTCGATTCGCTCGGGCCATCGAGGATTGCATATTGTTTGTTACCAAGTGCGTTTATATTAACATTTGGGGCGATTACTTTAACAAATTTGATATCTTCGGAAGAATTTAACATTTTTTATTATATACTATATATTAGATAAAATTTTTACTATATGTTTTTTAATTTCTAATCATTTCGAACAATATTTTTACTGATATATAATACCCTAAGTCAATTAGTAAAGGAAATGATTTGCCTTCTTTATCTGTCCAAAAACACTGCAGATCTATAGTGTTTAAATTTATATCGCTTTCAAGTGTTAAAAACCTATAAGACGCTGACGGCAAATATTGCGTCTGTCCGCGATTAAATTCAGAATCAGATCCCAAAATTGGCTCAAAGTCTGTTATTACTGGTAGAGAGTTATTATTAACTGAAAATGATTGCCCACTGGTTGCAACCAGTGGCAAATTCTCATTTCTTATAGGTATTTGATAGGATGTAAAATAAAATGATGCAACAGGCGACCAGTTGGTAAGTGATGAGAATTCTTGTTGTAGTCCAACAAATGGAGCAGTCAATGCAGCCGCCTGTTGTGATAGAGAACCAGCCCCAAAAGGTGCACCGATGGTGTTATTACTACTTATAATTAAATCATTATCACGCCCGAAAGCTGAGAAATAGCCATTGAATGTGGTTTGAAAGCTTTGAAAGAGATTAAAGAGATCATAATTCATTGATATGATTATGTTATTTGTTATGTATGCCTCATTAAAGAACAATGTGAACAGTTGACTTTGTGGGTTCCATACCATAACAGGAGGATCAGGAGAAGGGACAACCACTAATCCAGTTAACCCGATATAAGCAGCACGAAATGCATTATTCAAATCATCAATGAATGCATTAAAATAATAATATGCCAGTTTAATTTGGTTATTAGTTGGTGCAGTAAAAACAACAGGAGCAACGAACGAAAAACCGCCGAAGGATAGAGTGACAGAGTAATTTGTGATATATGGTGGGGGACCATTTGGATTAAGTATTTTTGGGACTAACAGTGGCAATAACGAGCCATTAACACTAAAGCGGATAATAGAACATTTATATTGACAGCAATTCCTAAGTATGGATGATGCCCGCGTATCGTTCAATGATGCCACGAGTGGTGCATTTGTGTTGTTATATAGTTTAGCATTATAATATACGTATTCTTCACCCATGGGGTGCATTGATTGCATACTATTCATTATATATTATTATATATATATTTTATTTTATAAATATTCTATTAATGGCTGGGTTAATTCCACTGCAATTTCATCAGGCGTACCCCTTTTGTTTATAAACATTTTTGCAAATTCTTCCAGTGGCATATGACGATACAAAGAACGAATCACAGCATAACGTCCACAGGTGGCTACATCATCAGATAGGCTTTGTAATGGATAATGATTGTACGAAACTGGATACGGTGATTTAAAATATAAATCTAATAAATATTTGTGATCTTGTCCAGTCATCTTTTTAAATGCTTGGGATGTGTCTTTAATCTGTGCAAGTTCATTATCTGGCTTTATTGCGTATGAATCAAAATGTTCAACAATCCCATTATTCACACGATTTACCGTTATATAATGCCCAATTGATGCATCTTTTGTTCTTTTCCATTCATATAATATAATGACGCTATCATATGGGTGCAGCAATTGGTCAATATTTTTATATCGTTTAACATCTTCATATAATATGAGTTTGGCTTGTGGATTAAGTTTTTTAATGTCTTGATCTGATAAGGCATATGATAAATCCCGTTTTAGTTTATCCATTTATAATATATTATACAAATATATTATATATGATTTATTTTAAAACATAACATCCATTATCAAAAAGTATATATTGTGGATATGAAGCACTGATGCAAACCCAACGAGATTTTATGCCCATTATCATTTGTATTTGTTCTTTGGATAATCCACAATATATGGTTAAATAACGATTTATATGATATGATGAACCAGCATGGGGAAAGAATACTGTACGGTTGGATTCTGCTATTTTGTGGCGGGTTGCTGGTCCATTCATCATCATATGAGCAATGGACAAAACATATATCCCGTACTTTCTACCATTCATGATCAAATCTTTCTCCATACTATCCAGCCATTTTTTAGCCTTTAAATTTTGGTGATTATCGCAATCATCGAATATGATTAAACAATTGCGTAAACGTGTAATGTCCATGGGTTCTTCATACAATGACAAATCAGACAAATCCATTATAATTAAGTTCTTAACTTGGGCGTATGCATCATCCCGTTCATGGGGTGAAAACATAATGATTTTATTTTTTGGATATGCTTTGTTGTATGATTCGCAGTACTTGCCAGCTTGCCAGCTCTTACCGCTTCCATTTGGACCCACGATATATACCCGTTCAGGTTTTACTGTGGGATATATCACAAATTGCTCATCGCCTTCTAAATCAATGCGTTTTTTAC